TTAGCTCCAAATGTAACAGGCAGTGCTGCCGAGTGTTAGTGATGTTAAAAACATTTTCCAATCTTGGGTGGCTGCTTCGTAGCAAGCACCGAGTAGGGTGATAATGCTGCACGCTGCGCCGATACCAGGGAAGAAGGAAAGGGCCGCGATAAGAAGCAGCGTTTTGTCCTGTGTGGTGATGGTGTTCATAGGTTTATTGTCCATTCACAGCATTTAATGCAGCCGTCTTCACTATCTTTGAAACCGGAAACGGTTTGCCGCTGAAGCCATAACCGTTGGCTTTGATCATGTGCTTCCCGTCTACAATTTCGCTTTCTTCGCAGGTGATGGCTCTGATCTGCTTGCTTGGCTGCTGGATAATTACCCACGTATCTTTTGGGATAACTTCCGTCGGTAATGGTCGCTGACGTATCTGCATCAGAACCCCAACACCGGATCTGGTTGCCGGAACATGTCGTGAGCAAATTTGTCTGGTGGAATTGCTCCGGTAGCCCACGGGTCTTCAAACAGGGTGTACCCACTGGAAGAAGTGGTTTCACGATGTTTGACGAGGCAGGCGTTGCTGCAAATATTACTGCTAACGCCATGGGTAAATTTGCTGTCACACACGATGCAGCGTTTTTCATCTGTTCCGTGTCTGTTGTTTGCAGCATGGTTTGCCAATGCTGCACACGAACGGGAGCAGTAGATTTGATTTGCACGTTTTACGTAGTGTCTGCCGCACCACGGGCAGCTAACACTACGCTTTATGCGCAGTGCTTTACCTGCGCACTTGCGAGAGCAGTATTTTCCTCGTCCGGCTTCCTTGCGCGCAGGGCGAACATAGAACTCGGTTCCGCATATCTCGCATGGAACTACTGGCATAACATCCTCCCTTAGTTGTCAGCTGGGGAGCACAGGTTGCACCACACGAAACCCTGCCGTGTAGAATAGTTGTCACCAGAGCAGATAGGGCGGCCGCATGTATCGCAGCAGGCAACAACCGGAGTGTTGTTAACTTCTGCAACTTCCAAATGGTATGGGGCTTCTGCCAGATTGTTTTTGAAATGACTTGGCAGATTGTAGACTTTGCACACGCCATTCTGTGTTGTGATGGTCACGCTAATCATATCCTCTCCTTCCAGTTGGCAGGCACGGAGCCGAAGGAAGAACCCCGCACCTGCTTGCCATCCTGAGTTGGTTGAAAACTATATTGCCTCAGTAAGAAGTTCCCCAAGGCTGAGATAGGTCGCAAACACTAGGAGCATTATTCCCGCCATGCAGATACGGTTGATAAAACCGGTGCTTGGTAGTTGCTTTTCGCTGTACTCATTCATGCTGCTTCTACCTTGGTGATTAAGGTGTTGGATTCTCGCGCCCCGTAGGGCGGTTCCGTACATGGAACCGCCGAGCGCACTCTCCAAACAACAGGAGATTATCGGCTGCACACAACAGCCCTACGGTTCACGAAACAAAATCCTTTCCAGTAAGCCGAATCCCGTACTTCCCAGATTGGCACCCAAGACAAGACGGACTAACAACGGTGCTATGCTCGCGTTGCGTTTGGTCTTTTTCTTGCGGCGTAAAGAAAGTATGACTCAAGGCAACTTTTTATGTCAACGAAAAAATGACTCAAGGTAACTCATGATTTAAAAAATAGTGAAGAAAGAAAAATTTAGGATGATTAGTTCGAACTAGGTAAGGCCAGAGGGATAGTTCTATATTTTGGGAGGGTAGCGGCGGCAATAGCTAATGCTTCATGGACAGATTTTGAATTTGGACGTTGCTTACCAATTCCTTCGATTTTAGCGTCAAGAATTTTACCGTCAACAATTTCAACAGAAACTTGTAGGAACGCCGTTTGCGCTTTTTTTTGATCAACAGCTGCGTCTGTAATTCTTTTTAGTTCTTCTCGGTCATCAGGGTGAAGACCAGCTGTTGAAGCCCAAACGATTCTTTTATTAATCTTAATTTGAATTGTTTGCTTGTCATAGTTCTGGCAGTCAATCTTGTAAGCGCCATCTAGTTTAAAAGGCATGCTCTCAATTGCTTGTTCTTCAATTTTGTTTTGCTGAATTTTAAAACGAAGTTCCTGCCCAGATACTTTAGGTGCAGCACCAATTTTAAATGTTCCGGTATCTGAAATAATACCTGCTATGGCATTTGGGGTTTTAGAGTTGTTTTTGGCTGCATTAATAGCCTCTTTTACGATAGGGCTTTTTTGGGCGGCCAGTTCAAGTTGACGAATTGCAAATTTAGTATCTTCCACCTTAACGACAGAAAGATAATCTATGTACTTTCCTCCAAGGTTTGTAGCAAGGTGAGTTCCACAGCCTAATGCAAAGATGCCTAGTGCAAGTTTTAGAGCTTTCATTTTTTGCTCGGGGGCAAAGTTTTTCATGAAACTATCAAATGCACGAATCGCATTTGTGACCTCTGCGATTAATGATCCTTTCCGGAGTGTTGCTTTAATAACTAATTCAGGGTGGTATCGGAGAGAGTCGAGGGTTATCTTTTCGCCGGATATCTGGTTGTAAATTCCTAAAAAATCTTCTTGGATGGCTGTAATTAATTGGCTGATTCTATAATCAACAATGGTAGGGTCTTTGAAGTAAGGGTCATCGATTGTTATCGTAAAAGCTAAATTGCTATCAATAACAATATCATCAAAATGAACTGTTCCAGCTATGTCTGTTAACGTACTAAGTACTAGGCCAAAAGGTGTTTTGGCTTGGAAAGTTTTTGACATGTAAGACCCTTACGATCAGTCGGTTTGTTTGTGCTTACTATCTTTAGAGGGTATGAGTTGCAAGTGATGACGTGTTTTTAAACAGCACTGCCCCCGCGGCTTTGGTAAGCCTCCCCCTCGGATGACCCTTACGCTGATCGTGTGCTATCAGCTTTAGCAGTAGCTGTTTTTCTTTCTTGTTCCAGTTTTTTTGAGGCCCTTTTATGAATTAATGATTCTCCGACTTCTATCAGCGTGCAGATTGAAGTCATAATCGTCGGTGTAACTGGCAGCTCACCGTTAAAAACAGCATTAATTTCTAAAGCTTCAATTCCTGTTTTTTCAGCTATGTCTGAAATGGTCAGATCAGTATCTTTTGCAAATTCTACAAGAACATTTTTTATGACAAGGTCGTATGCTGTAATAGTTTGAATTTTCTTTTGTGCTTTTGCCGTGTTGCTAAAAAGTGTCTCATAGGGAAGATTTAGTGCGTCGGCATAGCGCAACATTGCTCCGAATGTAGTTCTTTCCCCACCTCGTTCTTCGCTAATCCAGCGTGAGACGGATTCTTTACTAACACCAAGCAGTTTACCAATTTCTTTTTGTGTGTGCCCTTTGGCTCTGAGGTTCATCACTTCTTTCATGATAATCCCCCATGCGTAGGCATTTTCTGGGTCGTACATAACCATACGATCTTTTTTACGTTCTTTTGAGTTGTCTTGTGGCAATTTTTGGCTTTGCATGTGAGGTGACTCATGGTATCTTTTTGTTTATGAAAAATATTATCGAACAATATCGGCAGAAAAGGGAACTAACTTTTGCAGCTCTTGGTCGAAGTTGTGGATTAACTGCTGCAGCCGTTCTTCGTCACTGCAAGGGAGAAAGAAAAATCGGTGGTGAAGCTGCGCTTCGGTATCATATAAAATTAGGCATTCCGCTTAATGAGCTGAGACCGGAGTTGTTCGCACAGGGAAGCCCGACAGGGATAACTCACTGTAGCAGCCTGAGTCAAAAAGGGTAGGCGAAATTTATTATAGAACTGTCTACCTTTTAAGGGAGCGTAGAAAGTGCCCAAGAACAATATGCAGCCGTGGGAATTGATGATTGATGCAAAGTTAGTTCTCGGAATGGGGCTGCTGAAAAAGATTTTTCAGGTTGGAGAAAAGCAGCTGTACAGGCAAATGCGCAATCCTGATCTTGATGGAGATAACGCTCGGCCTGTGATCGATAGGGTTCGTGTGCTGCTGCAAAACCTGCACGAAGTGGGCGGTGATGAAACCGCCCACGCAATCTTGCAGTTTTTAGCTTTGCCAGCTGGCTACACCTGTCTGCCCATAGAGCAGGGTTGCCCTACGTGTGATGATGTGAGGGCAGAGTGTTTGGAAGATTATCCAACTTTGGTGCAGCTGCACGAAGCCGTGCGCGATGGGCAGGATATGCGCGCGGTTCAAACCCTGCTGGATGAGCATGTGGATGAAGTGCGGCAAACTGTGACTTTATATGAGCAAGAGCAAGGAGAGTAGAAGATGACTATGAAGTTAACTGACTTGATAAAGGAAGTAGAAACTGCTGCGGCAGAGGCAACATGTGGTGAAATACATTGTTCCTCGGAAGGTAACATGTATGTTGCCTGTTTTTCCGTAACGGCAAATTTAGACGACGATGGCAACGTGTCTTCTGGCCTTGGCGGGAAATATGCCGCAACAGTTCAATTCAATGTGATGAAGGTTTTGGAGCAGGCTAGATCGTGATTCCGTTTTTTTTTGCAATCTCTTGTAGCAATGCGTTGTTTTTTCTTTCGAGATCATATGTTGCAATGATGCGACAGATGTTTCCATTTTCGTTAAATTTGCACTCTTCTACCGTGCATTCATGATCTCCAGTTCGAGTGTGAGGATTAACATAACCGTTTAGGCCTGATCGGCTGGGGAGGATTGTTTTAGCAAAAGGACATGTTTTAGACATACTCATGGGTGGTTCCTTGTTTGGATTCGGGTTTGATAGTCTGCCTAACTTTTTAATAAAAAAAGAAATTTTATCCAAGGAGAAAATTTAAAATAACAGTGTGGTGACAATTGCAATGCAGACACATTGCAGGGGTATGTGTTTAGTCTGCCGTTATCTACTCGGTAGCCTGCAAAAAATGCTAGTGAGCTTGTAGGAATATATACGTTGTACAGGTTTTGCTAAACATATGAGTGAAGTGCAGAAAAAAGTCCTTTGTACAACAATAGCGTTGCAGAAAGATAACTTTAGCCTTGGGCAAAAATATGCAATCCCCTTAAAAATCGAATTAATTTAAGGAGAAAGATATGAACGAAAAAGCATATGCATGGGCTTGGAATCAGGAAGTTGAAAGTGCAGAACAAAAAGTTTTGCTGCTGGCTTTGGCTTTTGAAGCGGATGAACACAATGTGTGCACCGTTTCGTATGAAGAGCTTGAAACAAAGACTGTGATGGATAGGTCATTACTTTCAGGAACAATTGAGCAACTTAAAATAATGGGCAAGATTTCCATTGCGGAAAGTTTCAGTACTGAGAAGGCAAACTTTATGTGCCAACTTGTCGGCGTGCAGGATGTTGATCAGTGGACAAGGATGGTAAACAGGGAAAAGTAATTCCCTGAATTTTGTAAGGACAGGAAGGCGGTTTTACTAATGAGTTTTGACGCAATGCGCTGGGTTTGGAGCCTACAAATTGTAAAAGGGACAGACAAGTTTGTTCTTCTATCTATGGCAGATAGGGCAGACGAACGGCACTGCTGTTATCCTTCGATGAGTAGGCTACAGTTTGACACTGGCTTAAATATTAAAACAATTGAGGCAGCACTGCGCCGATTAAGAGATGCCGGAATAATACAGAAAACAGGGCGTAAAATGGGCCAAACAAAAAGTACGCCCGAGTACCGATTAATTGGTGTGCGTGGGCGTGAAGAAGCCTTTAAAGAAACGAAGCACATTTGTAAAACCGCCACCTTTTCTGAACAGAAAAAAAAAGCACCCCCAAAATAGGAGTACCCCCAAAAACGGTGCACCCCCAATTTTACCAACAAGCTACCCCGAAATAGGGGGTGGGAGCTCCCCCAATTTTACCGAGAAGCACCCCCAAAATAGGGGGACAGAACCTATCATAGAACCAATCAGTAAACCTATCACTGAATCTTCCACTTCTTTCCCTGTGGGTGAAAGTTTTCCGTTGGCATCAACTCAGCAAATAAGTCAGCAGCAAATAATTTGCACTTTGCCGTTGAATGACGGTTCTGACTTCGAGGTGACTCAGGGCTTTGTCGCAGAGGTAGCTCCGCTGTACCCAAACGTGGATGTGGTTCAAGCATTAAGAGCCATGAAGGGGTGGCTTATTGGAAACCAGAAGCGCAGGAAGACGCGCAGGGGCATAAAGGCGTTTATTACTGGGTGGCTTTCCCGTGAACAGGATAAGCCGAAAGCAGTTGGGGCGGCTTATGAGCAAGGGCAAGCACCGCAGCCGAGGTCATACCGTGACTGTGTGGACTTGGAGCAGCGGCAGGAGAATGATTTCTTGAATCAGCTACAGGAGCAGCTTGATGGAAAACGTGACAGTGGAGCGAATTCGCTTGGAGCTGGGCAAGCTCAATCTGCGATTACACCCAACTAGCCGGTACCGCGTGGCAGAAATGACCGCGCTGGTGGAGATGATGCTTGAAGACTTAGCGCCGTACCGGATCAGCGATGTGGAATTCTGCGCAGTGATCTCCCGCTGGCGTGTGAAAAACAACTTTGTGCCTACTAGCCGTGATGTGCTCGAGCAGCTGGCAATTGTTCGCGAAGATATGAATTCGCATAAGCAGCTGGCCTTGAACGGTGCACCGGAATCGAGAGAGGAAGTGTTCTCTGAGGAGTACTGCGAGGCTGCATTGCAGAATATAGCCAGCATCCTTGGCAAGGTTAATGCCGCGAGTCCGGCAAAGAATACGCCGCGTCAGTATGGCAGCAGGGTGTAAGTTTTCGCCACCCACGCCGGAATCCATAGGCTGCATCAGCTGGGAACAGGCGAAAGGGTGGAAAGAAAAGTATTCGCACTTGAGGCCGTGCAAGCTAGTTGGCTGGAAATGGCGGTATGTGAGGGATTGTGTAGGGTGTGAGAATACTGTTTTGAAAGATGGGGTGTCAGGGAAGGTGTAAACCTTCCCTGGTTATTAACAAGAATGCATTAGTAAAGGGCCTACTGGAGACTTATTTTCAAAAACTCTATGAGCATCTGAATTATGACAGGGCTTAGATCATGCAGTAGCTTTGCATGATCCTGTCCCATGTTAGCGCCAAGCGTAGCCGCAAAACAAAGTGCATAGCTGCTAAAAAACACCCCTTTCCAAGATTTAAACTTGCTAGGTTTAGCCTTGGTAGTGGCTTCGTCGGCTTTTTCAAGACGTCGAAGGAGTTCCTCGAGGAGCAACTCTTGTTGAGCAATAGAGGGATCTACCATAGTGCTCGCCTCCTATTCTAGATTTCACCTGTTGGAGACAGGGAGTGATAAAAAATGTGCGGAGGTAGTTCTTTTAGAGTTCTATCTATTCTTAAAAATTGAGAAAATCAACTTATAAAGGGAGTTTTAAATGAGCCAAAATTTTCTTCCAGCGCATTTTGCGATCGAGGAGCTTATTCCACCGGTGGCGCTGTTGCCGCAGAACATGCAGCAGGTTTACGCGAGTAATCCGCAGAAGTTGTTTCGCTGCTTTGATCAGCTGGCACTAGTAACGCTTGATCGGCTGCGTAAGCGTTACGGCTCCTGCTTAGTGAATAACTGGAAGGCGTTTAGCCCAGAGGATGCGCTTGATCTAAGTAAAAAGCATATCTTCCGTTTCTCCGGCTTTCGTCCATGGGAGTGTGAAGAGGGCGCGACCTTATCTGAGCATCGAATGTTCCGCGCCTTTGATTGCAAGTTCCGCAACGTTTCACCGGCAGAGATCTGGGCCGACATGCAGGCAAAAACAAATGCGCCGGAGTTTGAACACATCCAGCGCATTGAAGCTTTCGACGGTATGAGTTGGTTTCACTTCGATACCGGCCAGCACGAGCGTTACGGTGAAGCTGTGCGGGTTATTGGGTATCGGGGGGATCGTGGCGGGTTAGGGGAGTATTTAAAAAGGCCAGCTTTCACGGAAGAGATAGAATATATTTCTTGATGAGATTATGACAGCATAAGTTGCAAGAATGAGAGGGAGAAAAAGATTTAATTTTTGTCGGTAAAAATAAAGTTTTTGAATGATGAGTAAATCTTTCTTGATAATGTTTTTTATCGGTAAAATTTGGTGGTGATATGCGAGGATGATTTCATCATCATGATCTTGTGGCCCATCTATATACGGGTTGTATTCGTCGTACTCAGGGTGACGCCCATGCCGGAATTCTTCTAATTCAGCATTTCGTGTTTGTTCAAGTTGTTTGATCTTTTTTTTTATATTTTGGATGAATTTCTTTTTTTATTTCATCATAGACTTCAACAAAATAGTTAAAGGCTAGATATAAGGTAATCATCCCAAGGACGCCTGAAGTTATCGTTCCGCCTTTTGCTAGAACGAACGTAATACAGAACTTTGCGACAGACGTAGAAGTGGTATCAAACATGAATTGAGGAGTGTGGCTCCAGAGAGCGCGGTTAACTATCGCTATGAGTGAAATTATAATTATATTTCTTCGTTGCTTAGCCTTTTCGACGCATGGGTCTATTAAATTGAAAATGGGGTAGGGCATTTGTTTCCTTCCTGAATTAAAACGTTGGTGATGAAATACTCCCAGTTTAACATTCTTAGCAAACATTAATTTCACATATCCACGGGGGGATAGAGGGCTTTGCAGGTATTCTTGAGGGTTCTTAAAGCAGGCTGAAATGTTTCACAGAGTTGATTCTATTCGTAGTCGATCTGTAGATTCTGGATTTAAATTTAATTCAGATAGTTAAGTTTGTTTTGCGTAGTCGGTTACTTTTTCGCTGAAATTTAGGAGTTCGTTGTTTTATGAAGGGATGTAGACCGCTTTCTGGTGTGGAAGTGAGAAGAGTGCTTGGTAGCTTTTCCGGCTGGGAAGAGCAGCGCGATAGAACGCTGTTCCTGCTGGGAGTGACGAGTGGTTTTCGTATTTCTGAGCTGTTGTCTTTGCGAGTGCGTGATGTTGTGCGGAGTAAGCGCGTGGTGAAAGAGATAGAGGTTAAGCGCGCCAATATGAAAGGCAGACACGAAAGCAGACAAATCTATCTAAACCGACAAGCGCAGCAGGCTATCTTGTCGCTGATCCACTCCATGCAGCAGCGCGGAGTGTGGAGTCACGACAGCTTTCTATTCAAATCAAGACAAGGGAAGAATAGCCCCATTACCCGGGTGCGGGCGTATCAGATTCTTTCAACCGCGTTTAGGCATGCGGGCCTGTCCGGAAAGCTTGGGACGCACTCCATGCGGAAAACCTTCGGCAACAATGTCTATGAACATATGCTGAACCTCGTAGCGAAAGGCGTAGGCGTGGATGCTTACCGCGAAACAGCCAAAGCTCTAGGCCACAAAAGCGTGGCGAGTGCAGAAAATTATCTGTCGTTTCGTAACGAACATCTACGGGCAGCAATTGACCAATTTGAGGTGTGCTTATGAGTGCAACGATAACGCTGACAGTCGCACAGGTCGCAGAGCGGTTAGGAATCAGCCCAAAGTATGTACGCAAGCTGATAAAGCGCGGAGAGCTAAAGGCCAGCAACGTAGGCTCGTCACATAAGCCACTTTATAGAATCCGTCAGCAAGCAGTAGAAACTCTTTTAGATGAACGCACAGTAACAGGAATTGAGGAGTAGCGAGATGACAGCAGTAGCACCGGTAATGCTCAAGAACATGCAGCAGATTTGTGAAGCATTCGGCAAGAGCCGCAAGACCATCATCAAATGGCGTACGGAAGGGGCACCGATCTTTAAGGACGGTGGTGTGTACGGGGCAGAGTTAAATGCAGTTGCTAGGTGGTTGGTGGAGCGGGGAAACAAATTTGCCTGTTAGCAATTGTACAGAGATTAAAAAATGCTAAGCCTTTTCCTTGATTTGAAAAGGCTTTTTTGCTTTTGGTTGAGGTGGTTATTAAAAAAGAAACGTGTGTGTGAATGAAAAAAGAGCGTAAGGGCTTACATGTGAAAGGGAGCGAGCGATAAAAGTAGAGAGTAGAAAAAAGTTGCCAGTGTTTTTCTTGTTCTACTTAAGTGGCATGGCGGAAGGACAACATTAAAAAAGTATCTGTAACTAGTAAGATAAAGACAATATAAAGTATTCTAGCCTTTTAAGCTTTTTGTAAATGTTTGTAGATTTGTTATACATCTTCACCGAATAATTTTTGAGGGGATTTGTAATGTTTCTATCACTCCCATCAAGTGCTGAATGTTTTTTAGCAGTTAATCAGAATGTGGCGTTTTAGCCTGAAATAATAATTAATTCTGTTGCAGTTCAAAAAAGCATGAACCACGCTTCGTACATAAAAATTAATAAGTTGGGAGAATAGGGAATGAAAAAGTTAATTGTCCTGTTTATTTTTTCACTGCTATTTTTACAAGGCTGTAGCACAAAAGTGTTTACTACCCATCTGGTGCCCGAAGAAGTTGCCTTCTGCCAGAATGAGACTGATAAGGGATTGAAAAAGATTACTGTTCAATCTCAAATTCCTTCTCAACTGATTATGATTGATGAAAAGAACTTTGCTTTAACGTTGCAGACTACTTTAGCGTTATCTGGTATTTTTGGTAATAAAGTCCCAAAATATCAGATTGATGCAACTCTTGTTGAGTTAGGTTCCTCAGGTGTATCTATAGAGTTTCCAACTGAGTTGAAAGTCCAATACAGAATCTATGCACCAACTGGAGAGCTCCTTGGCGTAAAAACAATTACCACAAACGGTAGAGCAAATGGTTTTGAAGCTCTTTTGGGATCAGTAAGAGAAAGGCTTGCCCGTGAGAGGGCAATTCGATCACAACTTGTTCGGTTTGTGCAGTATGTTATTGAAACGGTTCGTGCGAACGAATTGCGGATGAAGAAAGATAAATAGTTTTCTCGATCGAAACAAAAAAGCCCCTTCGTTTATGCAGAGGGGCTTTTTGTTTGTGAAGGGAGATGAATAAAGAACGTCCCCATCTTTAAAGACGGGGGCGTATATGGCGCTGAGTTAAATGCAGTGGCTAGGTGGTTGGTGGAGCGGTGCACTTAGGCTTTGTTTAGATAAGAAAGAGTTAGCCTACGCAGCTGGTTTTACCCCTATACTTTGGAGCAAGGAGTTATATTGCGGCTCATCTGCGTCTGCAATCTTTTGAAGCACATACTCTGCGGCGGTTTTCATTTCTGGTATACTTATGGGATTTCGTGCTCTGTCAAACTGATCTTCGGTATGAGAAAATTCATTTACTAATCTAAAAACAAGAGCTTTTTCGATTTTTTCTTCAGGAAAGAACCTATTAAATTTGGATTTCCAGTCGTCATTGCTCGGGAATTTAAAATATAGATAGCACTCAAGAAATTTTCTGAGATTGTTACCGAGGCTATGATAGTAGTTGTAATCTTGAGTTTCTGTGTCTTCCAGTGAGCATTTATGTATTTCTTCAAAGAGGTAGTTAAACTCTGTCGCGTGTAGTTTTAAATATTTAGGCATAGGCGAAAGATACGAACGAGTTCCATCATTTTGAAGTAGGAATAGAGATTTTTGATCTTTTTTTTTCACCAAGGGCAGGATTTCCTTTGGGAGGTTTGGTCATTGCCTTTAGGTACTTAAGAAAGTCTAGGTTGTGCGTTGATATGAAAAGTTGCTTGTATGTAGCCTCTTTCGCGATAACTGACTCTATTAAGCTGTAAATGAAAAAGACATGGTTACTGTCTAAACTTGAGATTGGATCATCAATCCAGACGATAGCATCATTGATTTTATCTTGTAGTGAACCTAGTTTTGCAATGAAGTAGCAAAATGCAATGAGAGAACATTCCCCTTCACTAAGGTTCTTTGCTGGAGAATCTCCTCGGTATAAACTAAATTTGGTTCCTTTTTCTTCATCCACACATTTAAGGGTAAGCGAAGAGTGCCCAAAAAAGTTATTTAAATATTCTGTTACCTTCTTCGCTCCTTCTTTTTCGTCACTTAACTGATCTTCTAGTAATTCAATCTCGCTATTCAGTTCTTTAAGATTTGTCTTGTAGTGAAGATACGTTTCTTTCAACTTACCTGTATTACTACATTCATTCTGGAGTTTTTTTTTCTTTTGCTCCAAGTGGACTAGAGGCAATAATCTTAAGTACCTCATTAAATCTTAGTTTTTTTCTTAGCTTTTTTTTTGTTTGTCTTCAAATTGAGCTGACAACTCATTATGCTGTTGCATAATTGATAAGAGCTTTTCTTGCTCAGTTGTTAAGTCTGATTGATTAAACGACGACGAAATTGGATCGAGTGGCTTGAAAATGTTATTCTTGCGTTGAACTAAGCTATCTTCGATTTTTCTTAAAGCGAGAATATAAGCTTGAAATGCATTATTGACATTCTTTTCCTGGGCAGTGAATTGCTCTGCCAAATTTTCAAAGAGAGCTGCTGCTGGTGGGGAAGGAAATGAGTCGAATTTTTCTTGTTCTTTTTTAATTAAATTTATTTGTGAAGAGAGCTCTTCTTGAACAATTTCTACTTCTTTAGAGAAATGATCATCAAATGTTGCCCAAAGTTTTTCGGGAATATCACCGCCGCAAAATACGCATATTTTTCTTTTACCCTTATGGTGTGTTATTCCGTCTTCAACCCATTTGTTTAGTTCAGTATCTTCAGCGAGTTCTTCAATGACCTTTTGAGCAGAGACCTTTTTACACAGCAGAGTATTAGCGTTACTTATTAATTTGCTATAGCTTGAGGGCGTTAGGTCAGGAATATGAAGCTCACCTTTATGTTTCGATTTCAAAATACAAGTTAAGTCATGACTACTTTCTTCTGTAAGGAGGCATTCGAATTTTTCTGTATTGATTTGCTTGAGATCGTTTTCTATCTGTTTTTTTGTGTAAATGCTTTTATCTAGAAGGTGCGGATAATCCTTTTTTAATGCTAATGCACATTTTTTTAAAACATCACCTATCTCTTGTTCTATTACTTTAATGCTCTTTGTATTATCTGAATATTCCTTACTGGCTAGATTAAAATCTTTTGCGATGCCTAATTCATCATTTCCAATTTCTTTGCGCAGCTGATCAATTTTTGATTGGATTTCAACGTTACCTCCCCCCAAAAGTGCAAAAGGTTCAATCTTGCTATCTTCATCTACCAAGAATTTTAAATTCTTATGAATAAAGTCCTTGTTGTATACATATGTGGATAACTTTTCTAAAGGAAAAGCAGTATCGGTATAGTGTTCAGCCTGATCGTCCTGTTTGATTTGAATTGAAATAGATGCTGCGTTGTATTTGTTGAGTATATCTTTATTTGAAATAGAATGTACTATCCTTGATAGTGTAGTTTTTCCTGCATAATTGTGACCATAGATAATATTCATTTTACTGAATTTTACTTCATTTCCATGGTCTGTGACAGTGCTGTTCCAATCAAAATTATTAAAGCATCCAAGATCAATTTTTGAAAATTTTTCTATCATGATTAGCTCGCGATTTTTTGAGTAGTGGCGATTTTTCCAACGTTTGCTAGTTAGTATTCGCTTACGCCTCTTCAATCTTTCTGTAAATATCGCATTGCAAATATGTCATTATGCTGGCTAATTACCTTGCTTTGCGTAAAAAGACGTCCAAGTTGTAAAAACAAGGACGTCTGATCTTTGAAAAAATTTGGAATTTTAGAGTTTTTGTCAGATGGTTGAAACTAGTTTTGAGTCGGCGTCCAGTTTGCCTTGTCCATACCTTTGCCACCTACCGTTCGAGACATATTATTAAAGCCTTTTTCATACAATGATTCGGGTGTTCGTTCTATTTGAATACTATTTGTCAACTTTGCGAATAAGTCGCCAATTGAGTCAATATTATTTGTGTTATTTGCAAGGATGATTTCTACAGTAGTCAGTTGGTCTTGTAATCGAATTAATTCTTTTGAAGTTTGTTTATATGCAGCAAATAAAAGCTGTATGATAAAGATCAATAACGACAGAAAAGCTATCCGAATAGCGACACTTTCCCAGTCAATTGGCTGGTATTCTTTTAAGCGCTCATTGAGTGCATTTACCTCCGTTGCAATTTTTTTTAAGGAGTAGGGGGTAATTTATTTTTTCTCCGGAAATAGAAAGAGTATCGATTTTTTCTAATTCGTTAATGATTTCGGAAGCGGTATTTTGATTAATTGACTGGTTGGACTTGGGTTGCCATACGGTAATGGTTTGTTCTGAACTTGTTGTTATTTTTTTTCGTTCTAACGTTTCAATTTTATGAGGATTTAGATTCGCTAACCTAGCTTTCATTATCTTAGTTTTTATTGAAGCAATTTTTGTATCCAGTCCATCCTGTTCAATGACTTTTGCGATTCTTTCAGTGTTTACGGATCGTGCCGCTGCGTTAATTTCTGACATTACTGAGTTTCCAGCAAAGTTACTGAAAAACCAAACTCCGATTAATAAACTGGAACATATTGCTACGATAATAAAAAGTTGTTTTAAATGTTGAATGCTAACTTGGGACTCTAACCTGAATTTTAAGTTAGCTAGCGATGAACATTCATCCGATGAATGTACTGGGACATTTGTTTTTGAGTGTTGTTTTGTGTTCAAGAAAGATTGAATTTTATAAATAGAGGTAGCAAGCGCGATAAGGAATAATGAAAAAAACGATAGCAGAGTGTAGGAAATTGCAATGTGAAGTAGTAGAGCGGTTAAATTGTAAATTCTGCCTAATTCAAAATCTGTATTGACGTAGTTTGTCATCCATTGAAATAGGTTAATGTTTATATTCCAAATTATGTTGAGTAGGATGAAAAGAAAGAAAAGTGAGAGTGCTTTGTTACTGTGAGAAGTTGTCCAACTAACTTCTTTTTTCTTTATAATTTTTACTAGTATTCTTAATGATATGAGTGATATAATGGAATAATAGATGATAGAGAAGCTTTCAATAATAATTTTATCGTATTCTGTAACATGTGTTTCAAGATTAAAGGTCGGTATATATTGCCATGTAAGACCGCCAGTGGAAAAAACGAGAATGATGATTGTGAGCCAAAATAACGAATTGTCAAACGCTGTCCCTGTACCAATTATTGAAGTTTTTTTTCTATGAAACACGACTAAGCCCTATATATTTCCTAGTGCAAGAGTAGATTCAATTTGCATGCTTCTAGTTACGTGTGTTTCTTAGACACTATGAATTGTAACATTATAGCCTAACGCGTGCAGTGCCTTACTTGTTCTACCATTTCGAGGGGGATATTGGTTTGGCATTGCCCAGCCAATGAGCTCTCCAAGAGCACTGATACCAAGGTGTGGTATTTTTTCGTTTTCATCATGAGTTGCAACAAAAAGCCTTTCAGGAACAGAGTCGATATCGCCTCCATATAAAATGTAATAGATTAGTTCTAATGGTGAATTCCCACTTGGAGTTCGTTGGCCGTATAGCCATTTGGTGAGAATTGGTAACCGTTCATCGAAGCTGAGTTGTTCTAGTTCAGAGGTAACACCATAAATTGACAGTTCCATTCTTCGTGCGTGGTTCATAAAAGCGTGCACTTTTGAAATCATTCTGCAAAATTCTTCTTCAGTCAAAAATAAAATTTTGTCGGGACTACATAGGTCTTTGACGATCGGAGCGTTTTCAAACAATGTTTCAGCTTCACTAGATGGAGCAGTTTGTTCAGTGCGCCACCAACTAATTACTTTATCTACCGCTGCATCAATGTCAGTGCAGTTTTCTGCATGAAGTTCTTGGTAAGGGTATCTAGAACCTTCACGAACCAAAATGTAGTAATATGCGTGTAGAAATTGATCCACCAGTGCGCCTGCCGGAACTTCTTGAGTTAACCAAGGTGGAAGATTGTCTGAGGTTGAAATTCGTTTTGCAAGCTGTCTTAGCTGCTGAAGAGTAGCATTCCATTCATCAAGAAATTTGTTTTTCCGTTTTTCCGTAACCGTTTTAGGGGTTACATTAGTTGGAAATTGGGCGTGGAAGGATTGGAAGTTGTTGTCAAAGTCATTATCGAGAGCCATATTTGTTTTTCGTCTTCTCTCTTGCTTTTTCTGGTGTCGCTCAATGTAGTTGTATATTTCTTCGGTCAACGGTTTTGAGTGTTCCTGAGTTGCTGTAAAAATATCGTTTAAATCTTGTTCAAGATTATTTTCTAAAATTTCTTCATGGGGATAAAAGGTTCCAACTTCCATATTTGAGTTCCAAGCCCGATCTGTGAGGTTGGCGGAACCTATATATGCCCCATATCCTACCCACCAAATTACCTTGGAATGCAAGTAGCCAAAGACAAGATTACAAGAATAATTAGCGCTACTTGATTTAAGAAAGTTCTTTAAAATTCCAAGTGAGATGGGGATTGATGAATCCATTCTTCCCCAATATGTGAGTTTGGTTCCAGATTTTTTGCATTCCTCAAAAAGTTCTGGAACATTTCCCGCGTAGGCAACAGCTGCCTTTACTTCTTCAGCTTCCCTGCATCCTGTTTTAATATGGTTGCGTAAGTATTGTCCGTTCATCCAATTGGCGATTATTTGCATTTAGCCCCCGTATGATTTTTACCAGTGTTTTAATTTGTCCCTACACGTAACGGTTTTATTTTTTATTACTATTCAGTGAAGTTAACCATCGCCAGCGTGAGTAGCGAATGAAAATCAGTAACATCTCCAACTGAAGAAGGGATGATGTTAAAACACAAATTATTCACTGCCTCATAATCCATTTCTTCAATGTCATCTAAAAGGTCATCTAAATCGTACGCTACATGCTCGTGATCAAAGACAGGTTCTAAAAGGTCGTTAAGAGTTTCTGCATCTGATTTTTCCAACGCCTGATCAATTTCAATTTGGATGTTTGTATCCATATTATTCTCCAATTATCTGCTAGTAATTTAAAATTGGGGTAAGGTATTGGCTAGAAAAAACATTGCCGAAATTTTCTTCCCCCCTGTCAATTCCCTCCAGCCTACCTTGAGGGTAAGTTCCCGCTTATCTCTCTTTAATCCCCTTGTAAATATCGTGTTATAATTATCCCTATCATTCTGGGTGATTGTCCGTGCGCTGTCGTGCGGTTGGTTTTCCTTCTTTCTGTCCGTTTTGGTGAGCAACACCGGACAATACCCACGAATAAAATCACTACCGATTTTACTATGCGGGGTAATTGTATGGATTGGAAAGATATCGCCAGCACGGTGGCAAAAGCTGCGCCTATTCTGGGTACTGTTCTTGGTGGCCCTGTAGGTGCTGTTGCCGGTGCAGCTGGTTCTCTTGTCGCGTCTATTCTTGGCTGTGATGATTCACCGGAAGCGGTAGAAAAGGCTATCTCTCAGAATCCAGAAAACTTGCTGAAATTAAAGGAGCTGGAAGCGCAGGAACAAGCGCGAATGCTCAAATGGAAACAGGCACAGCTTGCAGCTGAGCTTGCGGATCGCGATTCAGCGCGTCAGCGTGACATAGCTATTACCCGTGTAAAGGGCGGCAATCTTCGTGCTGACTTGTTGGCGCTTACTGCAATGGTGGCGTTAGTCGGGGTGATGGCTGCGCTCTTTATGTTTCCAGTTCCGGAAGGCTCTGCACGAGATTTACTTCTTGTTGTAACGGGCTGTCTTATCAACATCGTTAAAGAAGTGTATGGCTTCGAGTTCGGCTCCTCTCGTGGCGAACAAGAAGCAAGGCCGCAGGTGCGCTAAATGGGCGAAGCTGCGCGGCTTTCCATATCTTCTGAGAACTCCAATCTTTCATTTTTCCTTACTATCCTGCGGTATGTTGGTGTGGCTATGGTCGGTGCCTGTATGTTCTATGATCGACTTGTAGACGTAGAGGCACTGGCCACCGCCAACGCTAGCGCTATTACCGTTATCAAAGAAGATGTTGCGACAATCGGGCGCATTGAAGAGGCCGTGAAGTACCTGAAGCGGGACTCTGAATATCAGAATGGTCGCATTGACGACATCTATCGAATTCTCACCACCAATAGCGGTGGCAACTAGCTATGGCTGGCCGCAAGACTTCCTATAAGAAAAGCTACGTAGCCCAAGCGCGTGAAGCATGCGCTATGGGGGGCTTTTCTAATGCTAAATTAGGAAGGCTGTTCGGCGTAACAAAGAACACCATTTGGAAATGGCGCAAGAAGTATCCGGACTTTGACGCAGCCTGCAAACAGGGCTTTGAAGACTTTGCGATAGATGAGGCGCGTGGCTCTCTTATGAAGCTTGTGAAGGGCTTCAGTTTTACTGAGGTTACCAAGGAGGCGGTAACCAACAAGCTTACTGGTCAGACTTTGATGCTTGAGACAAAGCGTGTGCGAAAGCATGTGCAGCCAAGTGTTAATGCTGTGAAGATTGTTATGGATAGGGTTGATGCAGAGCAGGCCACCCAGCAGACAAGCGGTGAGTTGTCGGATCTGATTGCAGAGATCGATGGTGTAACCCGTTCGCTGACTCCAACAGAGCGTGGTTTGTTGCCTGAAGATGGAGACGCAGCATGTCCAGCATAATTTATGACGACATGAAGCGGAACCTCAGCAATCGTTTCTGGCGGCTGAATAATCTGTACAAGATTATCGACAAGAAGGGCGATAGCGTCCGTTTTACGCTGAATCCGGAGCAGACAAAGTTTGTGAGCGAGATGCACACCCGTAACAGCATCTTGAAGGCGCGACAGCTTGGATTCACAACCTTTTCCTGCATGTTCGGGCTTGATCTGTGTTTGTTCAATTCGAACACCAGCGTCGGCATTATCGCGCAAACTATGGATGATGTGAAAAAGATTTTTAGAAACAAGGTTCTCTACGCCTACAAGAACCTTCCTCCCTCTTTACGAGCGGTCACGGGGTTAGAAGCGCAGGCTGAAAACGCGCAAGAACTGTTGCTCGGCAATAACTCCTCCATTGCCGTCGGCCTGTCGTTTCGCTCTGGCACCTTACATTTTCTCCATGTCTCCGAGCTTGGGAAAATTGCTGCTCGCTTTCCGCAACGTGCAGAAGAGGTGCAAACGGGCGCGCTGCCTACCGTACCGACTGACGGAATTGTTGTGTTCGAATCTACGGCGGAAGGTGATTCCGGCCTGTTTTACGACACCTGTGACGTTGCCCAGCGCAAACAGCGCATGAACGAACCGTTAAGCTCGCTTGATTTCAAGTTCCACTTTTTTCCCTGGTATAAACGTGCGGACTACGTTCTACCCGCGCATACTGTGCGCCTTACACCGGAGCAGGACTCCTATTTCTTCAAGATGGAACAGGAGCTTTCCTACAAGTTTTCTCCAGAGCAGAAGGCGTGGTACGCGGTTATGTCCAACTCTCTGGGCGAAAAGATGAAACGCGAATACCCGACCACGCCGAAAGAAGCGTTCGAGCAGTCTATCGAGGGCGCTTACTACAGCAAGTACTTGGTGCAGGCCGAAGCACAGGGGCGCGTGTGCAATGTGCCGCATGAACCACTGCTGAAAGTCTACACCTCGTGGGACTTGGGCGTTTCTGACACCACCGCGATTTGGTTCTTTCAGTACTCACCATCCGGCGAGCGTCGATACATCAATTTTTATGAAAACAGCGGCGAAGGCTTGGAGCACTACGCAAAGGTGCTTGAGGAATACGCGGACAAGTACGGCTACCGCTACGCTGACCACATTGCCCCGCACGACATTCGCGTTCGTGAAATTGGCAACAAGGCAAAGAGCAGGCTGGAAAGCGCGCTTGAGCTGGGCATCAAGTTTATTGTGTGCCCAAGCGTTTCAGTGGCGGACGGCATTCAGTCTGTACGTAATATTTTGCCGAGCTGCTGGTTTGATAAAGCAAACTGTGCAGCCGGACTCAAGGCACTAAGGCATTACCGCAAAAAGTGGAATGACGAACGCGGGTGCTTTGAAAGCCAGCCGCTACACGATTGGGCATCAAACGGAGCGGACTCCTTTAGGTACTCAGCAATTGGATTCAAGCCACCAGTTCAAATACAGACACAAACACACGCGCAGTCTACACGCGGCAAGAAACGAGGCAGGAGGTAGCTATGGGGTCAATGTTTAGCGGTAAGCCAAGCACACCAAAGGTTCCAGACTACGAGGAAGAGCGCAAAAAAGAAGAAGCAAAGGCAGCAGATAAAAAGAAGTCCCTGCTTAATAAAGGGCGTAGTGGCACCATGCTTGGTGGTTCAACGGGTGATGATGCAAATATTAAGAAAGCAAAGTTAGGCGCGTAACATGAATCTGCTTGTCAAAGAATTACAGCAACGCCTTCGTGTTCTTAAACAGAGCCGCAAAAGTGCAGAAGAAGACTGGCAGGAGCTTGCAGAATATTTGCAGCCTCCGAAAGCCCGTTTTTTCAGTGACGATTCAACGGATGCTGAGAATCGCGAGCTGATCTGGAGTTCCATTCCAGAAGATGCGTTGCAACAGTTTGCAGCTGGCATTCATTCTTTGCTGACGAATCCTGCACAGACTTGGTTGCACACTGCTCTCACAGGGAAGGGGGCTGAAGAGCTTTCCTCAGATGTGACTGAATGGGCTTCTGAAATTGCAGGACTCATCATGGATGCTTGCAAGCATGAAGAGGCGGGCTTCGATTCCAAAATGAACGAATGTTATCTCGACTATGGAACATTTGGGCAGATGGGGTTGTTCGTTGAAGATCCAGAAGACGACTCGCCAATTCCGTTCTCTTCCATTTCTCCGCATGAGTGTTTCATTTCTGAGAACAAGCACGGGATCGTTGATACCTTGTTTCGGCGGTTGGAGCTCACTGTGCGACAAGTGCAGGAACGTTGGGGCAAGCGCAAACGTGGGCTTACCTCAGACATTTTTCAGAAGCGTACGTACTCGGATCAGGTGCAGCGCAAGATAGACCGCCAAGAATTGGAAGATAAGGTTTTCGTTTGGCAGGCCATCTACCCGCGCAAGCATGGTGAATGGTCTGAAGAAGCAACCATACCAAGCAAGTTCATGTATGCCTCTGTGTTCTGGGAAGAAGAAACTAACCAGCTTCTTTCCGAGGGCGGCTACAGAGAGCAGCCTTTCATGTTTGCGCGGTACTCGAAATTCTCCGGCGCAGAGCCTTGGGGACGTGGGCCAGCACATATTGCGCTGCCACATATCCGCTTGCTTCATGCACAGGAAGATTCCAAAGATGGTGCCATTCAATCGCAGTGTGAACCAGCCTATGCCGTTGATTCCGGCATGTACAAGGGTGGTATCAACACAGATTCAGGCGCAACTAACTTTTACGAAGCGAGCTCCGTAACCGGAGAGCGACACTACGGAATCTATCCAATTTCTTCCGGTGCAGATGTAAATGCAGTCCATATGACCACCAAAGAACGAGCTGGGGAAATCCGTTCGATCTTCTTTAACGATCAGCTACAAATGGTGGGTGGCCCGAACATGACGGCCTACGAAGTAGCTCTTCGTGATTCTAAAAAAATGATGTTGCTTCTTCCTATGTGGGGACGACTTGCAACGGAATTTCTTCCGATCTTCGTTAACCGCATGAACGGCATTCTTGAACGCCGTGGCGATATTCCAGAAGCACCAGACGTGCTGCATTCACTTATTGAACAGGGTGAAGTGTCCCGTTTGAAGGTTGCATATGTTTCCCCGATTACGATGGCGCAAAAGGCATCTGAGGCGCAAACATTCCAACGTGCGCTTGAGTACATCAAGCCTATGGTGGAGATGAACCCGCAAGTTATGGATAACTTCGATTTGGATGAGGCTGTTCGGGATTCGCAAGAGCTGTTTGGCTATCCTGCAAAGTATCTTGTTGACGCAAAAGAACGGGATGCTGGCCGCAAGCAACGGCAGGATATGGCAGCGCAGGCGCGAGACTTACAGGCAGGCAAAGAAGTGGCTGACACAGCCAAAACAGTTGGCGAAGCCGCAACAAATGCTGATGCGATTGCAGGAGCAGTTGAGCAGCTTCAAGGGGGAATGAGTGCGTAATTTTCGTAAGAAGCAGGGAGCGGAAAAACCACTTTCTGATGAAACAAGGCAGGCTATCCGCAGAGCGTTAAGCACACCAGACGGGAAAGAACTGCTGGAGTTTTTGAAGGTACGCGGCGGTGTAGATAGATCAACGTACCAAATTGGCAAAGAGCATGAAGCAATGATTCACCACGGGGCGCGTAAGGCGCTGGTGAAAGAAGTAATCTCAATTATGGAGGCGTAATGCGTAATTTCTGGAAACTCTTAATGATGATGTGCCTTCCGTGTCTGTCCTTTGCAGAAGATGGCGGGGGCGGCTCCGGTGATGATGCAGGCGGTGACGGTGGTTCTGGTGGCGCAGCTGATGACAGTGGCTCCGGTGGTGATGGTGGCGATGAAGGTGGTTCGAGCGGTGACGCTGGCGGTTCCGGTGATAACGGTGGCAGTGAAAATACACCGGACTACTCGACACCTGAAGGTTTTCTCACGTTTGCCCGTGAGAATGGCGCGTTTGATAGTGCGGATAAATACCAGATTCCCACAACCTTTGAAGGCGTAGAAGTTCCAGAACATCTTGCAGAATCTCTTGATTTTGAAGGTGATTCAAAGCTTTTCGCAGAGATTGCGGCAAACCGTGGACTCACTCAGCATCAGGCTGCTGGGGTGTACGAAGATTACGTAAAGGCTGTGCTCAAGGTTTCTGCTGAGTCTGAAGCCGCTTCTATCGAAGCGCAGAAGCCGGAAAACATCATGAAGCAGGTCTACGGCGATAAGGCGCAGGAAGCTATGCCAGCCCTAGAACGTGGTCTTAAGGCTTTGGGAATTGATGCATCCAAAGGGTTGCGCATTCAGCACGGTATGAAAGCTATTGCAGAACTCGGCAAGCTTGTTGGTGAAGATGGTCACTTCCGAAGTGAAGGAGCTGGGCAGAATAAAGATGAAGAAATGAGCACGGAAGACTGGCTGAAAGAAGCCATGAACTAGCCCGCACAGGGCATACCGTCTTTCATAACAGCGCAGATACGGAGGTATCAGCATGGGTAAAGAATTTATGATGGGGACTCTTAAAGAGTTGAGCAACGAGCACTGCAAAAAGCAGCCGAAACAGGTGGACACGATCACGGAAGAGGCGCCGATTCTTGGGACCATTCCGTTTGCACCTTCTTCGCATGAGCTTTGGCATAACCATGAAGAACTGGCAGGCGTAAAGGGCGCAGGCTGGGTAGACATGAACGCGCCACTGCCAGCCATGAGCGTTTCTGCTGACATTAAAAAGACCGACTTGGCAATCCTTGGCGGCGAAATTGAAGTGCCTCAAGACCGTGCCGTGGCCTTTGGCGGTAAAGAAAAATACTTCTCTAGCAAGCTTCCTAAAACACAGCGTGATTCCGGTATGAGCGCGGAAACTGCCATCATTTACAACAACTTTCTGCCTTACGCTTTGGAGCACAAAAAGGTTGTGGGCGCTGGTGCAACTGGTGATGGCTACACTATGATCGCTGTAACTTTCACACAGGACGAGCTTTGCGGCCTGTATTCTCCGGCAGGCTTTAAGATGGGAGCTGTCATGGATGCGGTGCCGATAAACAACGGTGCGCTCTACAAGGACAGCAAGGGCGTGCTTGTGTACGGGCTTGCGCTTAAAGCCTACATGGGGCTGCTGCTTGCGAACCCTCAAAAGATTGCCGCAATCACAAACATCGACAAAGCAAACAGACCTACAGCCGACATGATCGATGACATGCTTGCAGATTGTCGTGCGTCCAACTCTTCAAAGACCTTCATTTTCTGCCACCCTAAATGCCAGACGCTGCTTAACGAGCACAAAGGCAAGAGCATGCAGACAACAACGGATACCAAGGACATTAACCGCACGTTCACACACTGGAACGGCGTGGAAATCCAGACTTCATTCAACTTCACAGATGCTGGTGATCAGCACATCGACCTGTAGGAGAAGCTGCATATGCGTATGTTTGATAACAGACTCCCGCAATTCGGGGAGTATTTGGGTGAGGATGCCACATTGCCGAACACCGGAACAACCGTGTTGACGGGTGACCCTTCACCTATCTCTGGTTCCGCTGGTGGCACGGGTGTGACTGTGCGTTGTAAAACCGCTGTGTCCATTCCTGCAGGAAAGGTTCTGCACCTTGTGGTGAAGGACTGCGACACCGTGGACGGTACTTTTGTCGAAGTCTGTCGTGTGACCTTTCATGAAGGTTCTTACGTGGCTGGTGGGCATCTCGGTGAGGCCGTACTGCCTTCGCAGACAAAGCGCTTTGTTAAGGGCGAGCTTGTGTCCGACGGAGCCTGTGTCGGCAAAGTGGACGTCTACCCTTACGCAACACGATAGGAGGCATCCAGAATGCCACACTTCGTTGCTAAAAAACGCTGCTTTTATGACGGGCAGATGTGCGAGAAGGGACAGGTTGTGGAGTTCTTTCAACCTGTTTCCGCGCAGTCTTGGGGTGCGATGGATGAAGAAGGTAAAACGCTGTTGGTCTATCCGGAAGATGCGAAGAAAAGTCCCGAAGCCGTAGAGGTTTTCAGCGATGAATTCGAAGTACTTAAAGTAACACATGAAGTTTTATTTGCAGATTTTGAGAGCCAGAAGGAGCGGGTCAGCATCATCGAGCAGGAGCGCGACATAGCGCTTCAGTCTGTGGCGGAACTGCAAAATGAAAACAAGTCGCTAGCCAAAGCTGCGGAAGATGCAACTGCCCAGCTAGTTTCAATCGCAGAGTTGAAACAGATGGTGAAAGACAAAGAAAATAAAGATGTTCTCGAAGAGGCAATCGTAAAGCTCTAGCAGTTCAGTTTGAAAAGTGCAGGGGGAAAGCTCCCTGCACATAAGGAAACGCCATGTCAGACACATTGAATATTATCAACAGGGCGCTCGGTGAAGTGAATGCACCGGCGATTTCCGCACAAGATGACGGCTCTGCATATGCTGAAGTGGTTAACCGTTCTTGGACTCCTGCACGCAATGCTGTGCTTCGGGCGCACCACTGGCCTTGTTGCATGAAACGGGAAAAGCTCAACCGCAGCGAAGATTCCCCAGCATGGGAATATGAGTACGCACATTTTCTTCCAGTAGACTATGCGGTTTTAGTGAGTGTGCACCCTGAAACATCATATTCAATTGAGAGTGGTGTAATTCTCAGCAATGCGGAAAGCCTCTCTATCAAATACGTTTCCACTGAAACGAAACTGTTTGATGCGGCGTTAGAAGACGCGATTGTATATGAACTTGCTGCCCGTATCGCATTACCGATCAGTTCAAAGAAAACTTTGGCAGACCGGCTGGAAGTGAAAGCACAGGAAAAGTTGAAACGTGCGATTCATACGACTTCCAGAGAAAAGACACCTCAAGATGTTCGTACCCATCGTTGGAAAGAGATTAAGTTAGGTCGAGGCCGGAGACGTTATGCCCAAAATTAGACTGATTCAAACAAATTTCACCTCTGGGGAGTGGTCTCCTCGTCTTGCCGGCCACGTTGATTTACAGAAACGCGCGAATGCCTGTGAGGAACTGCAAAACGTCATTGTGTGGCCTCATGGCGGAGCAACTCGAAGAATGGGCACGATCTTTCGAGGCCATGCGAAGGAAGGCAGTAGCAATCCTCGGCTTAAAGATTTTTCCTTCAACGACATTCAAACATATGTACTTGAATTTGGTGATGGCTATGTGCGCTTTTGGCGTGATGGCGGACAGGTAATGAAAGACGGTGCTCCGCTTGAACTTGCGCTGCCATACACGGCGGTAGAAGTGTATGAACTTGGTTTTGCTCAATCTGCTGACGTGCTCTTTATGTGCCATGGAAACCACAAACCGCAAAAAATTATTCGTAGCGGTTCAGATGTCTTTGAGCTTGTTGAATGCATTTTCACAAACCAACCAGAGCAATGGGAGGTAGGAAACTGGCCTTCTCGAATTAATTTACATCAGCAACGTACCTGGTGGAGTGGATGCCCGAACCATCCTCAAAAGCTCTGGTTCTCAGCAACAGGTAATTTTTTAGAGATGGGCGGTGAAGCAAAGGAAGATGATTCTGGCGCAGGATTTAGTCTCGATTCTGATCAGGTGAACCAGATTCGGGGAATGGTGGCGGCTCGTAACATGGTTGTTCTTACCAGTGGTGGCGAATGGACGCTTAAAGGCTCCGGTAACGCTGCAATTTCTCCTACAGATGTGCAGGCCACACGATACAGCAACGTCGGTTGCGCTGCTAACGTACCACCTATGCTGATTGGCTCCGCTGTGTTGTTCATGTCTCGTGATCGCAAAAAGATGCGCGAGTTCATCTACAACCTTGAGCAAGACGGTTTTGTTCCCATTGAAGCCTCGTTGCTCTCTGAACATTTGCTACGTCCACAAGTGAAGCAAATGGCATGGCAGCAAGACCCTGACTCCATCGTTTGGAGTGTACTCGATGATGGAACTCTTGCAGCTATGACATACCTTCGAGATCAGCAGGTGTATGCGTGGCATAGGCACGAAACACAGGGAAAGGTGGTTTCCATTTGTGCTAACGGTGCAGAGGACTACACGGAGCTTTGGTTTGCTGTGGAACGAAATGGAAAAGTCTGCATCGAGCAAATGGCTTCCCCGTGGCAGGGCAATCGCTTGGATGATGTGAATTGTTTCTTTGTTGATTGCGGCCTGACGTATGAAGGAGAGCCGCTGCAGGAGCTTTCCGGCCTTGATCATTTAGAAGGCATGGAAGTGCAAGTGCTGGCAGATGGCGGTGTTCAAAAGGCGCGAACTGTAACGGGCGGGAAAATTACTCTTGATGCAGCTGCACGGAAGATTGTTGTGGGGCTTGGGTATTCATATCGGGTAACGCCATTACAGCCAGAAGGTGGACACCCAGAAGGCACAGGACAAGGTGCGATTAAGCGTCTCTCAAAAGTAATTATCCGAGTCTATAAGTCTGTTGGGATGAGCTACAAGGTTGGTGATGATAAAGAGCGCGATACGTTTCTTCGTAGCGTTAACAAGGCCATGAACAAGCCCGTTGAACCGCTAACCGACGATTTAGAAATTTCTTCAATTGGTACCGGCTGGCAGAACAACCCCAGAGTAACTGTTTTTGGTGACGATCCTCTCCCGTTTTCTCTCTTAGCTCTCATTCGAGAAGTTGAGGTTACAGCATAGATGCCAACAATCAGACCATTCAAAGCAGAAGATGTTTTGCAAATAGAGCTTCGTGCAAGTGATTGCAAAAATTTAGAAGGTATCGATTTAGTTGCGCATGGGAAAGAACTTGCACTTACACCTTATGCTTCAACACTTTTAACAGATGACGGGCATATTATCGCGTGTCTTGGTGGCTTCGTTTTTGGAAAAACCTCCATGGTCTTTTTACTTACGAGTACGCTTCTGGAACTGTACCCGCTTGTAACACTCAAGGTGAGCAAAGCGTATTTTGCACGCGCTATGCGGCATGGTGTTGTTCGCTTTGAAACGCTTGTTAATCCGGAAGATGCAAGGGCTGTTCGTTTTATTGAATATCTAGGTTTTGAGCGTGAAGGGCTTTGCAGAGCAACTGGTTACAATTTGATGGATAGGTACCTGTATGCGCGTATCTGTTTACCAGAGGAAGAGAGGTAAATTATGGCATCAGTTATGGTTGGGACAGCCGCAGCTGCTGTAGCAAGCACAGCGGGTGGTGCAGCGGCAGCAGGCACAGCCGCAGCGGGAACCGCGGCAGCCGCAGGTGCTGCAAGTGCGGCAGCAGCAGGTACAGCAGCCGCAGCGAGTTCTTTCGGGATAGCCGAAGGCTTGATGGCGGCAAGTGTTTTAGCCGGAATCGGTGGAACAGCTGCATCTATGAATAGCCAAAGAAATATGGCGGCCTCGCAAGCTGAGTACACAGAAAAAGTTGGTGCTTACAATTCTGCTTCCACAAAAGACCAGTATCGAAAGTTAATGTCCACCCAGAAAGCAAGCTATGGTGCAAGCGGTGTGCAGCTTGATGATGGTGGCACCCCTTCTGATGTGCTCGCAGAAACCATGGTGGACATGGAAATGGATGCTCTTGCCACGTATTACGGAGGCCAAGCAAAGGGTACGGCTTTTAAAAATCAGGCCAGAGCAAACAACACTGCTTCCATGTTTAACGGGTTAGCGCAGGCTGGTAGCGACGCGTATTCTCTTCTTCGATAGGCAGGAGTTCATATGGTTAAAATTCCCACCTCTAGCAAGCAATCACAACTCTCTGACGCACCTGTAACAAATCTTCAGCAAGGTGCTGCATTCGGGCAAGGCATCAACGCGCTTGGGAGAGTGGTACAGCAAATTGGCGAGAAAGAACGTACGCGGCAAGATAACGATCAGTTTTTAGCAGCAAGAACCAAGTATGATGCGTGGAATCTTGAGTTTGAAACACAGGCTGCACAAAGACAAGGTGAGTCTGCTGCGGGGCTTACACGCGATTTTCAGCAGGCAGAGCAGGAGAAGTGGCAAGAAATTTCTTCCGACTTAAACCCGCGAGTTGCACATGCTTTGGAGCAGCATCGCGGTGGGCAGCTGGGCAGCAAGAACAAGCTTCATGCCTTTGCAGAACATCAAGGGAAACTCACCGTTGCTAAGAATAACTTTTCCGGCTCGATGGCAGTGCTCAAGCAGGAGATGCTTGATACTCCGTATGACATAGATACCCACGTAGCTAAGGCAACGCAGAACTTTGATCTGGGTGTTTCCTCTGGCGCGGTTCTTCCCTCGCAGCGTGAGATGTTCATGGTTGAAGTTGCTGGTATGAAGAAAACAGCATGGCAAGCTTTGTACGATCAGGCTCCGGAAGAAGCTTTGAAGCAGACAGGAAAGTACGGCATCAGCGGTTCCATGAAATCTGTCTACGCTGAGAAGCATAAGGACAAGGTCACATCAACCCAGAGCCTTGCGATTACAAACGAGCTTGCTGGTAACGGTAAGAGTCTGAAGGAAAACCTTGATTACGCGCATGAAAAGTACGCGGATAATCCAGCATTGCATGACAAGGTTGTGCAGCGTTTGAAATTACGTGGTTCGGAAGAAACAACCGCAATTGCAGCAGCAGAGAAGGCCACGAAGAAAGATCTCGTTGCGCAGCTTTATTCAGTAGAAGTTGACCCAAGCAACAGGGGCGCGGCATCCGAACAGCTTATGAAAATTGTCGAGTCCGCACCTGTGCAGATGCGTGAAGAAATCTACAAAAAGGCAAACAGCATTTTGAATCCTTCCGAGTTAACAGACATGGTTAAGCTCGCAAAAGTAGAACAGTCTATCTTAGATAAAGATATTACGAAGGTAGAAGATTTGCGTCTGCAATACGATGGCATTTCGTTGAAGCATCAACAGCAGCTAGAAGAAACGCTTCGCAAGGTGAATAAGGATGAAGTTCCAGCGCTGACCATTGGAAAAGCAAACCGCATTCTTGCTCAGTTTGGATTCAAGCAGGATTTGAGCAACAAAGAAAAGATGCGAAAGTTTAATGATGCCCATGCGGTTTTGCAGTCGTTCTACAAAGAACGGAACCCTCGCAACTTGGTAGAAGAACAGGAAACGAACGTGTCCTTTCGTGAATACATGGAGCAGGAAGGTATCATTCCTGATGGTGGGACGCTCTGGGGGGATAAAAACCTTACCCGGGCTGAAGCAATTGCTTCTCAGAAAATTGCCGAGTTTTTGCCGGATGTAAGCGAAGAAAACCAGAGCAAAATTATGGTCACAACTAAGGCTCTGGGTGTTGATGTGAAAGATGAAAAGCAACTTCTTTCGCACAACAAAGCATGGCTTCCTGTGTATCAGCGTTTACCGGAAGAGCATCTTCAGCAGGTTGTGTCACTGCTTCAAGCAAAGAAACGAGTTGTTACTCCTCAGTCTGTTATGCAGGTGTACGCACGGTTAACACAAAAGAAGGGGTAACGGATGAATTCTCTAATGCCACTTGATATCACCAATGTTGATGATTCTATTTTTGAGGGAATTCCTGACACGGCCCCTACGGTACAGCTGCAACAGACTGAAAAGCTGAGAGTTGATGATTCAATCTTTGAAGGCATTCCGGCAAGTTCTGCACTTGCCATGCAGCAGGCTGCTACACGTAATCCGGATGTAGTTGCTGATGCTCAGAAAATTGCACAGCACAAAGGCATGTCTCCTAATCTGGTTGAAAAGAACTATGCGTATATGTCTGGGCAGGACAAAGCAGAGCGTATGCAGCGTCACCTTGAATGGGTTGGTGCAACAGACACAATGGCTTTTATGGCTGACCCCGCAAAAGCGAGTGTCGCGCATGATGATGTGGAAGCACTTGCAGGGATTGAGCAGAAGGCAAATGTATTTCGTGCTGTAGGTAAAACAGCAGGCCGCGCTGTTCCTAAACTCTTTCAGTCTGGGAACCAAGCGTTAGCATATTTCTCAGATGCCTTTGATAGCGCAGCGAAGGGCGTTGAGCAGCTTACTGGCTTTAAGCGTGGTGGATTGTTTGAGGAAGGGCAGGATTTCTTTCTTGCTCAGTCCAAGTACATAAATGATGAAGTCTTAAATTCTGAGCTGCTGGCAATTCCTGAGCATTTGCAGAAATCGTTGTGGGATAACCCACAGCTTTTAATGAACCCCGAATACCTTGTTACACAAGTTGGTGAAGCTGCTTCCAGCATGTTACCTATGGTTGCTGCATACGTTGCAACAGGTGGCAGTCTTGCTGTGCCTTCTGTCGTTGGTGGCTTGCAGGAAGCTGCATCGTTGTACGAAGATCTTGTACGTGATGATGTGGATCAGGCTAGCGCAGGGACAGCGGCAACCAGTTTTGGTGTAGTGGTCGGCTTGCTGAACAAAATTGGTCTTGAAGAGCTTACAAAGAAGATTCCTACCAAAACTATTGTGCAAAACCTTGCCCGACGTGCTGCTGCCGGTGGTGCTGAAGGGGTAACAGAATATCTTGAAGAGCCATTTCAAGCGGCCTTTTCTGCGATTGCAAAAGGCAAGGATATGGACGGCATTATTCAAGACGTTGTTGCCAGCCTGAAAAATGTGGATGTGATACCAGGAGCGTTTTTGCTTGGTGCATCCGGTGCTGTTTCAAAGACAGCAGAGCAAGTTGGTAAGAAGGCAGAAGCAGCCCATAAAGGAACTCAAAATGCTGCACGGCTAAGTGCTCTTTCTGAAGCTGTAACAGAGAGCAAGCTTGCAGAGCGTTCACCGGAAACATTGGGTGAATTTGTAGACTCTGTACTGCCTGAATCTGCCAAAGAGCAATTTGTTGATGCTGAACAGCTTGTGACGCTCTTTCAGGAAGGCTTGCAGCACGACACAGGCAAAGCCGTAGAGGAAGGCGAAGAACCAGCTTCCTTGATGGATATTGTTACTCGTTTGGAAGTTTCTCCGGAAGCGTTCAAAGAAGCCTTTGATCAGGGTAAAACCATCGCCTTGCCAGTGCGCTCCATTATGCAAAATTTAACAAAGAACGAACGCGACCTGCTTATTCCACATTTGAAAGCAGACCCTCTTGCCATGTCAGAAGCCGAAAGTGTGCAGCTGGATTGGCAGGGCGAAACAGAGCGCGTTTTTAATCAGTACGTAACTAGTACAGAACGGGACGATGCTCTTGCCTCGGAACAATCACGAGTTGTTGCGGGGTTGGTGGAACAGGGAGTGCATGAAGATGATGCCGCGCAGATGGCACATGTGCCACTTGCTTTTGCCCGTGCATGGGAAAGCTACGGCCTCGACGGTGTAGACTTTATGCAGCGCCTGCAGGTGGGTGAAAACGTCACTTCTGATGCACAGGCCGGACTCTGGCAGGACGAACGCGGTTCTTTGTCATTTCTTCCAGATAGCAAATACCTCATCAAGCTTGCTTCTACTTCAGACAATTCTACTTTTTTGCATGAGTGTGCTCATGTGTTCCTTGCTGAGATGTCGAGGGTTACTGGACAAGCGCAGGTTTTTGAACAGGAAGCCACATCACCAGCTTTAGAAGGGATGATTGAAAAAGAGGAACAGCTGGGCGTTCAAATGGACGAGGCTGCAAGCGACAGCGAAAACGCTCGTGATCCGGAAGGCGTGTTGTATGCAGACAAGGTTAAAGGCTGGGACACTATGGAGATCGGATTGCGCGTTATGGCAATTCAGTCTGATTTCTCTGCCAGCTTGAAAGCGTTGGAGCACGAGTACAACAAAGAGAAAGAGCGCCTTGGAACTGTTGTTAAGGCCGATCCCGTTCCCAATATTCCTCCTCAGCTGCAAAAGGACATGGCTATCCTGCGGAGCTGGTTAAAGCTCCCTGATGGGAGCGCACTCTCTACGGTTCAGCACGAAACCTTTGCCCGTGGTTTTGAAGCATATCTACGGGAAGGCGAAGCGCCTTCTATAGAACTGGCGCAGGTTTTCCATAAATTTCGTAAATGGCTTGTGAGCATCTATAAAGACATTAAGGGGCTAAACGTTCAAATTAACGATGACGTTCGCAATGTGTTCGACCGTATGCTTGCCACTGATGAGCAGCTAGCAGAAGCGCGATACGTGAACGAGATGGTTGCCGTAGAGCGCCAACGCCTTGTCGATATAGAGGCCGACGGGCAGGACATAGCCTATTTAGAAAAGTTTATGGCACAAACAGAGCGTGAAACTTCAAGCGCTATGGATAGGGCAACCCTGCGTGATCGTAACAAGCGTATGCGTAAAGCAAAGGAAGACGCACGGGCTGTTGTGGAAAATGAACCTGTGTATCAAGCAATCTTATGGATGAGTAAGCGTAGGGGCTTAGATGAAGCTTATATGCTTGAGTACTACGGGAAAGATACCGTTAAAGACCTTCGTCAGAAACACCGCGGGCTGATTAAAAAAGATGGCCTGCATGGTGATGATGCCGCAACTGAGCACGGTTATGATGACTCAGATGCGATGGTATATGCCATGGTTGATGCTCCTTCTTTCAAAGAGCGTGTAGATCAACTTGCTGACGAGTTTTTTGCGTATGAAGAAGCACAGACAAATCCGGATGAAATTGTTCTCGCTGGTGAGTCCTACGGGCTGTACTTGGAAAAATACAACGCCATGCTTGCCAAGCAGATTAGAAGCAAGACCTACAGCCCACGTGAGTACCTGCGTAGCTTTGTGAAGAACACCAGCGCAGCTACAAAAGTACGTGAGGCCATGCGGTATGATGTCCATCAGCATACCATGCGTAAGCATAGCAAGTTGCGTGAAGAAGCAGCTGTAGAGCGCAATGCAAATGCAGAGGCTTTTCATTTAGAAAAAGTGCGTATGGCTCATGAATTTATTGGCGAGTCTGTACGTGTGCGTGAGGAAGTAAAGAAGATTACAGACCGCGCTAAACGGTTCGCTAAAAGTAAAACAATGGATAACCATTACCGCGACCATATCCGCGTATTGGTTCAACGGTTTAATCTTGGTGGCAAATCTCTTGTGCCGGTTAGTCCGGATCATATGAGTAGCTTGAAAACACTCATAGAAAGCCAGAACGACATTATGGAAACCGCCCCGTCTTTCCCAGAGTGGCTTGTGGAAGGGAGTACGGCGGTGAACTGGGTTGATCTTACTGTGGATGAATTTCGCACTCTTGATGATCTCCTGAAGTATTTGCAACACCAAGGCCGCGAACAATCCAAAGAGAACGAGCGTGTATCTAAGGAGCGTATAGACAACGCAGCAGAGGCATGTACGAAGGATGCAGAAGGACGTAAGCGCAAAAAGCATGAATACGGAACAGTAATGCGCAAGGTGATGGATGCAAAAGACAAATTTGTGGCCTCCCTCGATACTCTTCAGTATCTCTTTTCATCTTTCGATACCGAGAATGACACCGGAAAAGACGGGGTGCGTGGCAACAATATTTCCATGATTTTTGATCCGCTGGTTGAAGCTCAAAATAACAAGTCTCGTATGTGGAGTGATATGCAGGTGAAAATAAAACCTGCACTTCGCCACCTTCGTAGGACAGCGCGGAAGTGGGAAAAGCAGCACGGCAAAAGCTTTACCCGTATTATGCTTACAGATGAGCTTCGCAAGCAGATTGGAGAAGGCTCAGATGTTCACCTCGAAGGACAGAAGTATATTGAACTTCCCGTGCCTGCCATTTTGCAGGAAGACAATCGTAAGTGGACTGCTGATTCTATTTTAGGGCTCATGCTGCAAACAGGTACGACTTCTAACCTTGAGCGAGTGTATGGCGGTTATCCTGACTTTAAAGAAAACCAAGTGCTTTCGTACCTGAAGAGTATGCTCACCCATGAGGATTGGGATGCCATTCAGCAAATCTGGGATGCCGTGGATACGTTGTATCCAGAAATAGACAAGGTGCATAAGCAGCTCAACGGTTTCAACATGTCCAAAACTGAAGCTTTGCCGTTTGGCATCGAGCGCGGCGGTAAGATTAAAAAGTATCAAGGCGGCTATTTCCCTGCGGTCTATGACAGCACATTGCCGCAAACTCAGTTTGTAAAGCAGTACACTGAGCTTGATGAGCTTATTTCCCGTGCTGAAGCAATTAACCAGACTCCTGCCGCACGTTCCGGCTTTACGAAGGGACGTAAAGCAAAGGCACCAGGCTTTCCGTTAAAGCTTTCTGTAAATGTTGCAGTAGAGCATTTGTACGACACTATTCACTACGTGACCCATGCAGAAGCGTTACGTTTTGCGGATAGGCTTACTCGTCATCAGAAGTGGGAGCGCGGGTATACAGATGTGATGGGTAGTGCTGCATATGATGCAGTACGTGGACATTTGAAGTCGATTGCAAAGCCGGAAAAACCAGTGCGTGATGTTTGGCAGCGTCTTGGTGAGGATCTGCGAACTGCTGCGACTCCGTTTATTCTTGGCTGGAACTTTGGCGTTGCTGCAAAGCAGGTGTTTTCCCTTCCTGGTGGTGTGCATGACATTGGTATGAAAGAGTTCTGCAAGGGACTGAAAACTGTCATGTCCACGAGTCCACGCAACCATATGAAATGGATTCATGAAGTGTCACCGTTTATGCGTGATCGCGCTAATTCTATGGACAGGGAACTTTCTGACATGGCGAATAAGTTCCGTACCGATGTGCGGACGATTGAAGTGTTCGGCAAAGAGTTGAGCCATCAAGACGCGGTTGATCTGGGCTTCTGGCCTATCCGTGTGGCAGACATGGCAACCACCTACACGCTGTGGGTGACTGCATACGAAAAGGCCATGCGTAACGGCAAGGACATGGAGCAGGCTGTCTTCTACGCGGACGATATTATTCGCAAGTCTCAGCCTTCCTCTCAGGCCATAGATCAAACCATGTGGCAGCGGCATCAAGGCGCAATGCGTATGCTCTCCATGTTTCAGACTTACACCGTCCGAACGTTTGGCGCACGACAGCGGCACCACTTTAGAGCCATGAAGGCCGGAAAAATGACGAAAGTAGAGTACGCCAAGTATGTTCTGTACGACCAGATTTTCCCACCTATCGCTATGCAACTGGCCTTTGCGCTTATGTGGGGCAATGCTCCTGATCCGGATGACGATGAGACGGTTCTCGATTTCCTTTTGGAGATGGGCGCAGGTGTAGCGATGTACCAGTTCGCAGGGCTTCCGCTTGTTTCTTCTGTGTTCTCTTCCTTTGATGCAGACAAGACACCGGCTATGACAGGAATAAAACTAGTGCAACGCTCTTTAAAAACAGGTTGGGCGTTTCTAGAAAATCCAGACGACAAACAAACCGAGCGAATGCTGTGGTCGCTGTTCCATCTTGGTTCCTACGCAACCCGTGTCCCTGCCTCCCAGCTTGCACGACGCTACAAGAAAGGCATGGAGCAACTAGAGAGCGGCGAGGGTACGATCATCAACCCACTAATTCCTGAACCTAACAAATAAATTATGCGTGGCTATTTGATGATGCTTTTTTTGCTTTCAAGATCTGATTTCGCGGATTCTAGAGCGCTTGAAACATCATCAACTGCACGTTGTGCCCCTTTTTGCACAGCGTTGGCTAGATCTTGAGCGTCAGAGTTAGCTTCGCGATTTACGCAATTGATATAGCTCTCTATTTCCGAAACGTAGGCGTTAAAATCCTTAACAGCAGAGTTATACGAGTCAACATCTGAAACAGTAAAAGAAGGTTTTTGGGGTTTTGAACACTTATGTTTCCAGTCGACAGATGAGTCTACATCTTGAGTTCCAAATGTGCCTGCATAGGTAGGCACAGCATAACTAAGTAAGAAAATAAGTAATAAATATCTCATGCGGTACTCCTTAAAAAAATATTTTAAAATTTTATCACAAACTACGGAAAGGACAAGGTGGATATCATGTTAGAGAACAACAAAAACGCTGTGACGGTTATCTACTCCGGCGGTGATATTCAGGTTCCGTTTCTTTTTTACGATCAAGATGATCTTGTGGTTTTGTATGAGATCACGCCGAAAACGTTAGGAACGGACTACACTGTTACCGGGGCCGGTAACGAGGCAGGGGGCAAAGTTGCGCTCGTCACCCAGCCTGCTAGTGGGACTCGGGTAACTGTGATCCGCAAGGTGGATTTTACCCAGCTGCTCCAGATTCCTGCAAACGGGATTATTCCTGAAGGTGCATTGAACCGTGCGCTTGATCGTATCGTGATGATGATTCAGCAACTGGAAGAACGGGCGAATCGTTCCGTTACGTACCCAGAAGGGACTGAAAAAACTAAAGTGGCAAACGCCGGTGAGATGCTGGACGCTATAGAACAAGCGCAGCTTGACATTAATAATGCTGTCAATGTTGCTACAGCAACACTTGAATCTTCAAATACTGCTCTTGTCGCATCGAATAAGGCTCTTGATGATGCAGAAGCAAAGCGAGTGCAGGTTAATAACGACGGCGATGCGCAAGTTGAGCGAATTCTTGCAGAAGGGAATAAGCAAGACAGTCGTGTTGAAACGGAAGGTGATAAGCAACATAGCCGTGTTGAAACAGAAGGTAACGAGCAAGCTTCGCGTATAACAACAGAAGGGAATAGCCAGTACAACCGTGTAGTGAGTCTTCGTGATTCTGCGGTTGCTCTTGTGGATACGCATAAGGTCGAGGGTGTATCTTCCGTTGACGCGGCAAAGCAACAAGCGTTGGATACTATTAGAGCTATGCCTGAGTATTTGCCGAATCATGAAGCGATACTACAAGCCCAAATTGAAAATATTTTTGGCGGTAAGGTTGTAGGCAAAAGCGGAAAGTGGAAATTTGTATCGTCAGATACGATTACCGCCACTGGTGTTGGTTACGTGCAAGGGTGGACAGTAGGGGCATTGACAGGGATTTCTTTTGCAGAAGGGGAGACACCTAACTGGAATGATTGTGTAAAAGAAACAATAAACGGATGGCGTAAGGTAGCGATAACATTTGGGGACTCTGGTGAACCATACGTAGTTAATCACATTTGGCGACAGCTTAGACTTCATCCCACGTATGGAGATGTGTGTTGGGACTTTACGACAGGCAAGGGTTATAAGGTTCTTGTTTGTTTAGAATCTATAGACCCTGCTGATCAGCAAGTAGGGACGCGTGATGTGACAGAGTATTTGCTTGGAGGTTGTTCTGCGGTTTACCCTAAATATGCAGGTAAAAAGGTAATAGAATTTAGCGCAGGGAAAATTTTTCTTAAAGCTCGAGCTTGCACATGGCGAGGCTCTGGTTACAATCCTCCAACTATTTCTCGTAATGATGTACTCACAATCGTTTTTCACCATGTATATAATCCGATAACACCAAAAATACGTATAGGTGTTAAGCAAGATTACGGTAATGACGACTCTCCGTGGGTCGTACTAGGTGATTTCTCAACTACATACGATGAATCCACTAAAACAGTTACTTGGAGTGGTGCATTATCAACCGCGCCGTGGGATTTTGAAGAAATGGATTACTACCTGATGATGCAGGGTGGTGAAGTTGTAGCCATGGATGGAGCAGATACAGTCTATGCTTCTATTGAATCTGCCGCTTATGGGTTAAACGATGAAGCTGCTATTTTTCGCTATCATGGTGAGTGGTTTACGGGGGGTGGAGGTCAGGCCACTATGTATGACAATGAATTTAGCTTACCGCCTGAAGCATCATCTATTATTCCTTTAAACTCATATGGCATTTTTAATGTTGGTTATTGGAAAGGTAAGGAGTGGAAGAGTCAGTTGTTGGGTGATGCACGGTTCGATGATGCAGGGACGACTGTTTCTCGTCTTGTTTTAAAGATGGCTGATAAAGTGGTGGGAGGGTTGTCTACATTAGAAGTCAGAAAAGCTGACGACACTTGGCAGGAGTTTACTATTGGTTATGAGGCAAACTCGCTTGAATATCGTTTTAATGAACAACAAAACTACGCAATAATAAATGTTGGTTCGTCATACGCTGTGCTTGGCTATACATCTGAAGAAGACATGAGGCGTAATGCTTCGGTACGTGCAAAGTACCAAGCCTCTGCCCGCGTTTGGCGTCCAGATCATTCTGACGTGAATTTTTCTACTCCTGATGAGAAGGTTTTATTTCTTGCAACCTATGGGCGCGGTACTGGCAGTCTGGTGCATGATTTAATTGGGCATGTCCCAACTGTTAATGGCGGAACAAACTCAAACTGGGCTGCAATTTTGGCAAGCGCTGATAATCATCTCGCTAGAACCATTGGAACTAGCCGCTATCAATCATTAAATCCACGCTATCCGGAACCTAATTCCATCGCTGTGCTTTTTAGACTCTTTCCGAGAGAAGGAACACTTTGGATGCAAGCTAGATTTAAGGAGCTTATTTATAATGGAGGCATGGATTGGGGCGATAATCACATTTTAGATGAAAACGGTTCTGATTATTTAACAACAACTACCGACGATAACGGAAATGTAGTACTTCAAGGTGTAATGTCTTACGATACCGGAATTCCGGCGTAGGGAGGAAATATGTTTTACCCTGATAACTTCTTACGAGTGCTCGGCAAAGGCGTGTCGGAACGTATTCAGCTCCTCGAACTTTGGAAGGATGTAGAATGCTATTACATCGATGTGAAGCTTTTAGATACCCCCGAAACAACTCCTTCCATTGAATGGATTAAGGCAACAGAGTGGTACGTAAACGGTGGGTATAGGGAATTGCGGGCTAAAGCCTATTTACCGATCGGTGAACAGCTCGATATGCAATTTCATGATAGACAGAACGGCACGACCTCTCACCCTGATCACATAGCTGCTGTAAAAGAAAGATGGAGCAAGCCTTGTTAGTTGTTTATTCCAACAAACTACTCAAGAAATGGCAGGCCGGATGCAGGGTGTTTTGTAACATTGTGGTAACTCGTCCAGACCATCGTGAGAACAAAGGGCTGCATGTACATGAACGCGAACACTGCAAGCAATGGAAGAAAAGACCTTTCTCCCACGATCTGCGGTACTGGTTAAGCAAAAAATACAGACTTGCTTGTGCGGCGATAGCGTATAAGAAACAAGCTGCTTGTTCTGGTAACATCAAAGGAGCGGCAGAGAGCCTTTCTCAATATTACCGGCTGGGCATATCTGCTGAAGAAGCAGAGAAAGAAATTTTGCAAGCTAAGACTGTGTAA